GTCCACTGTGCGTTAGCAAAAGACCAATACGCGATGCTTCCGCCTGTGTCTCCAACTGTAGGAATCTGGGTGATTGTCAAAGTCTGCCCACCAGCAGAATAGTTACCCCCAGAAGCCTCGCCCGTGCTTGTGTAGGCAGTTGTGGTTTGGTTCAGCGTAGCGCTGTTGGTGTACAACGCAATCTTAAAAGTCTGCGTTGTGCCTGTGTTGAAGTTAAAGACGCCGCTAGGCATCCCTGTCTTAAACGTGTTGGTCGTCCAGTTTCCGGTAAAAGCCATCAGGTCACCGCCTGTCTAAATTGACCAGAACGATACGCATCCTGACGCTCCATACCATCTCCAAGGCGTTTAGCAAGTGCTAATGCTTCCTTGTACTTGGTATCGTATAAACCAATAATGTCTTGTTCGCCCTTCATGTAGGTATAGGCTTCAACAAGACAGCCATACAAAAGAACAGTATCAAAGTTGTCTCCTAACCAAGTACTACCAGCCGTTGTAATTGACTCTGGGTAATAGTAATAATGCAATTCAGTTTGATAGTTGGCATCTGGCTTTGGACCAAGCATGAACGATAACTCATTAGTTATGGTTGTGCCATTCACAGTTGGACCAAACAAAGCGTAGTACGCTGGCACCCCAGTATCAGATGCTTTTGGGTAAGCCTGACGAATGAAGTTAACGTCTTTGTTCAAAAGAAAAACATAGTTGCTATCGCTATCAATCACAGCGATTGAGTAGGTAGCAAGGTAGTCGGTAGGAGCTGCTAGGTAAGGTGTAGTGGTTGAAACCACACCAAGCACGTTCTTACGTAATGACGGAAACTGAATAGTGTTGTAGATACGCTGTTCAGCCTGCTCAATAAAGCGATTCAACTGGGTCGTTGAAGACACAACAGTGCCGTCCGCCAAAGTGGTAGACGGAAACGTATTCTCGGTATACGTCTGAATCGCAGTAATGAGTTCCGTGTATGTCACGCCATCGGTCCTCTAGACATAGTGCCCTTGGTAGCGCAGCCAGTACCACGGATTTTGATACCATCAGTTTTGATAGGCTCGTTGCCAGCAGACTTGCTGAACTGACCAAGACTAATATCGGCGGTTTCTAACTTGCTACGGTTTTCACCAAAGCCGGGGTTAGTGCCATCTTTGTAGCCAAGATCAACTTGACTACCAGACATATCGTGAGGTTTGGCATAAGTGCTGGCTGGGCCAACTTCTTTACCACCTTGTTTCATGCTGAATTTAGCCATTATTTACCACCTTGGTTTTTAGCGCGAGCCATGTTGCGTCCCATAGACATCATCATCTCGCCTGTGGGACCGCCCTTTTTGAGCTTCAAAGAAGTGCCCTTACCACCTTTGTGTTCTTGCATGTCATGCTGCTTGAAAGCCTTTTTAATAAGGGCTTTGTCCTGCGCCATGTCAGATTTGCTAGATTCCATTTTTGCCATTTTCAACTCCTAAGTTGTTGTTACCGTAACTGTACCAAGTTGTACAACCAAATTCAAATTATTTGGTGTTAATGCTGAATCAAAACTGCTTGCGCCACCAACAGGGTTCCAACCCCATTGAAAGATTCGGCTACCACCACCCGAGTACCCATCTGCCAATAAACCAGAAGTTACGTAACTTCTATCAGGACGAGGATTTCTCAAAGCCTGCGGATCATCCACGGGATACATACCTAACTGCAACTGCGGCTGATCTGGGTCCCAACATTCTGGGCACACCAACAAGTTGTAGTTCTTAGTCTTGATAATTTCAGTCTTAAGAACCTTTAACTTAAACCGCTGACCACAGCGGTCACACTCCGAAATTGCATTCTTGCCAGAAGCAAAACGATTACCCATTAGAGCAACCTACCTTTTGTCTTGCCTTTTGCAGCAATCCCATCCGCACGAGCAGATGCTGTCCCACCTTTAGCAAAGTTATGCATCAATGTAAACCCAGCCCCAGTACCACGAGCTCTAGGTCCATTATATTTATCATTAGACGCATTTACGTCTAAGTAGCCTTGCAGTGCTGTATTTTTGTCTAATTTCTTTGTGCCAGAAATCTTCCCTGCAAAATATTGATTGTCTTTGTTGACAGATGCATATGTAGGTATAACACGAAGATCATTTCGTATTTCGGACACATCTATAGGAATCATCCTAGGTTTGCCAGTTGCTTCATCTATAGGTATTGCCCTTTGTCCAGAACCAGAAAGAGACGCACGGGAGCGGGATGCTATGGAGTCTTCATCATCTCTTTCCATGATTACCTCCCGATGTAGGTCTGTCTAGGAACCAAACGCAATGCTGCCTTCTCATGGTCTTCATACGCGGCTAGTTCCCAAGCCTCATCGTATTGAGCCTTCAGCATAGGTAAACGCTCCATCCCAGTTGGGACTTTGCCAGCAATATAAAACGCTAGACCCGCTGCCATACAAGGGATAAATCTAAACGGCACATCCATGATGTTTACACCGCCACCAGCATCCTGTGTACGACGTAGACGCCAATAAGCAAATGTGTATGTCTGAGCATTATCAGGAGTAGGCCAAACCGTTATAGCTGGCACTTGTTGCCAGTACACAGTAGCCGCAGCCGTATGAGCCGCCGCAATAGTATTTTGTTGTCCACGGAAACAGTTATACAGAGTGCCTGTAACTGCGTTGTCGTCCTGCGTGATATATCCGTAGTTAATCACTTCGGAGCCAATCTTTACGAAGCCAGATGCGGGTAAACCCGTAACATCGCTCAACACAATAGATGTGGAAGAACTTGTAATTGTTGTGGTCAGCGTAGAAGAGATAGGGCTGGTCTGCCCGTTGTAGCGCTGAATCCAGACTTGAATTGGTCTGGCTTGTTGAATCTTGTTGGGAATAGTAGCGTAGGTAGAGACACTAATGCGCGTGATAGTCAGGTCAGCCTGAGTCGCGGTATTGTTTGCCCCCGTGCGTATGACATGCTCAAGCAGGTCAATAGTGTCGTTTGGCAAGGCGTAAGTATTTTGCCCCTGCACCAGATCAATAGTCCCCGGTTCAATCGTCCATAGATTAATACCACGGTTTGCCCAATCAGCAAACATGATGTTAAGACTACGACGAGCAGTACGCAGGTCATAGCCAGTGCGAAGTTCACTACCGGCGCGTTCAAACGCCTCCTCGACCAATTCAGATAGGTCGAGGTTAAACGATACTGCACCGGAGGTGTTTGCCATTATTTGGCTTTCTTCTTACGAGTTGGAGCTTCTTCAAATAGTTCTTCAGCAAAGTGTGCTTCAACTTCTGCTTCAGTAGGCTCTACTATGTCAGGAGGCGTCTCAATAACAGGAGCTGGTAGTTGGCCCTCAACTTTATCAATCAAGGCTTCCAACTCGGAATCAAAGACACCATACGTGGCTAGATAACTAGCGGCTTTAGCACGCAAAGCACTCAGCATGATTGCGTCTTCTTCATGGGTTAAATTAAACTGTGACATGATTTTCCTTTACTTTTTTAAACCTTTGAGAGTCTCGGCTAGACGGGCACGCTGCCCCATCTTGCCGGGGGCTTTTGCTGCTTTTGCCAGCTTCGCGGCTGGAATCGGCTTGCCTTTTTTCGCACCAAGAGCGGAGCGCAGAGCCCCGGGTTTCTTTATCGCGTTCTGTATCCATTTTTCAGCCATTATCTAAACCCCGCTGTTTTCTTTGCAATAGTTTTTGGTTGCGCTACGAATTGCTTCCCGGCTTTTTTGCCAGCACGCTTCGCACGAGTTGTAGCAGCGTACTCAGCAGGGCTGAGACTTTTGATCGCAGCTTCTGGAAGATATCGCTCACCTGTTTTACTAGACGGTTTTCCACTTTTGGTTCTCCATTTTTGGTCACCCCAGTTTTTTAAGGACTGCTGTGGCGCTTTCAATCTCGGTAACCTCCACCTGCCGCCTTGTACTTCTTGGCTACAAGTTGGGCCTTACGTGCTGACCATTGTCCTGCACCTGTGCCTTGAGTCGCTGCGGCCTTTACTTGAGACACGATCCGCTTGCGCAGTTCGGGTTTAGTGTAATTGCCAGCGGCGTTTACATGACCACCTTCAGCGTACTGAGTGAAGTCGGTGTTATCCCTTCGGGCAGTTCTTTTACCCTTGGGCATCTTGGAAGGACGGATAGCGCCCATACCACGACTCGCCATCACTTGTACATTCCTCCACTGCACATCACGATAGTGCCACGGGTCTTGCCCTTTGTAGCAATACCGTCTGCGCGTGATGAAGCTGAACCGCCTTTAGCATAGGTGTCACCCATAGCATTTGTTTTGCTAGTTTCTGTGTCTTCTGTTGGCTGTTTAGCAGTTCCTTTTAAAGGGTTTCTTGCTGTGTAGGGACCAAGAATAGGTGTAGGTTTAGCGTAACCTTCGGCTTTAACGCGTTTACCGTCGACACGAATAGCGCTACCAGCCTCTTCAGGTTTGTAGTCTTTGTATTCGATTGGGTCGTCTATGTTTTGAGGAGTAGCTTTAGCCATGATTAGTACATCTTTCCACGAGTTTTGCCTTTAGAGGCGATACCATCACCACGTCTAGAGGCAGATGAACGAGCCATTCCGCCTGAAGCCATTTTCTTGACCTTACCACCTTTTTTATAAGGTAGATCAGCCGCGCCCAGCTCATTGGTGTAACGGTTAAAGTTTGTGCGTTCAGCCTCACGACCTGCTGCACGGGCAGCGCGATCACGTGCAACTAACTCAGCCTTACTTGGACCTGTCAACTGTTTAGTTGGTCCTTGCAGTAACTTTTGTGTGTAGCCAAGTTCTGGTGTGATGTACTCAGCTAATTTTTCACCCCTAGTTGCCGCTCTAGCCATATCAGCTTCGGCTTTTGCTCTAGCCAAATTACGTACCATCCTCAATCCACCGCCACCCACCGCATTTAATGCGTTGTTGACGTTGCGATCAAGTTCAGTGCTCGTCACAGCGTTTGGACCACGATCAGAGTTGGGGTCCATTGGTTTAGCGCCAGTGGCTCTGTTTAGTTCATCTATAGGATTTACAGGCGCAGAAGACGTTTGTTGTGGCGCAGCAACGGGAGCGGCTGCCATAGGACGAGGACGAGGACGTGGAACAGCGCCTACCGGTGTACGCATAACCCCTGTGCGACCTTCATTACTGAAATTTTCATTTCTATTGAAATTAGAAGGTAAAAGTTGCGTAGCTATACCCATGCCTGTTGGAGCAGGGCGTTCATCTTCAGCGCCTCCACGCATATCACGCATATTATATGGCTTACCCTCGTCCGGTCCATAACGATCTTCCACTTGCGTAGGCTTGCTGTCTTTGTTGAGCATATAGCCCAACGCACCAAGTGCCGCTAAACCTGCTAAATCTTTTCTGCTTGCCATGATTGGCTCCTTAGCAATATTTCTTAGCCATACCACCTTTTTTGAGGCCCTTGTTGCCCGGCATAGAGACTTGCATAGCTTTGGTCTTACCTTTAGAGGCTACACCATCAGCAGCTTTGTGTCCACCAGACAACCCACCAGCAGCCATTTTCTTCATGGGCATACCGCCTTTTTTCATACCATCCATAGGGGTAGGCTTTTTCATGCCATCCTTTGCGGTGCTCATACCAGCTTTCATTGTTGGCTTGCCCATTGCGGAAGGTTTTTCAGCCTTCTTCTTAGCCATCATTGCCATAAATCCGGGGTTCATTTTAGTAGCCATACGGCCTCCTTGTTTAAAAAGCGCCATATCACCATGATCGGTCTTTGGCTGGTTTACTACCTGACGATCAGCTCTAGTTTGTGAACCACCAGAACCAAATTTTTTTCCTTTATCTGCCTCGGCAAAGTCTTTGCCAACAGACTGTGGTACTCCTGCTTTCTTGGCGAACGCTGGATTGTTAGCCACCGCTTCCATGAAATTATGTTGTTTCTTGCTAGTGCTTGGCATTTTTACCCAACATTTTTTGAACGGTGTCGGTCTCGTATATGCGGATACACATCCACACAATACCCAAAAGGCTACCAATTAGCGTGGCTACTGGAGTCATCCAGCCCATCACACCAGTAAAAGTTACTGTTAACGCAGCGCCATCTGTAAGTGTTTTAACTTCGGAATTCATATCAACACATCCTACCTTTGGTTTTACCCTTCTGGGCTACACCATCTGCGGCTTTAATATATCCACCATCAGCACAGTTCCATGCTCTTAAACTCTTGTTGATTCTAGAGTTCGGGTCGTTCGCTGTTTTTGAGGATGTGAGTTTCTTTTTCATCCCACTCATCCTTGCGCAGAAAGAGTCGCGCCTTGAGCCGCCCTCTGGTTGAGGCGGTTTCAAGTTGTGCCCTTCGCGTTTCGCAGATGCTCGCCCCTTGGCGTTCAAGCCGCCGTTGGGGTTCTTGCCTTCCTTGCGTTGCCATGCTGGTGTGGACATACATTAAGCCTGTGCTTCTTTCCAAGACAAACGAGCCAAGATAGTACCGCCTGTTGCG